GTCACGGCAAGTACACCAAGCTTGTCATGGGCCACATTCACCGTGTACAAATCGCTGAAGGACGGCGCATTAAAGGGGTGACTGGCTACTCTGTTGGGTGGCTAGGAGATCCAGAAATGGCTGGCTATGCGGAGAATAGAATCGCAACCACCGCATGGAGTCGAGGCTGGGCATGGGGTGAATATACTGACAACGAGACAATTGTATGGCTGACAAAAGAACTAAAGGACGGAAGCTTCAAGCTGCCAGTGTAGGGAAAGACTGGCTCACTGAGCTTGCAGAGACGCTGAACATCGGGCCTGCTCCAGCTGGATGGTACACAATAACGCAAATTGCTGAGAAGCTTAAGATTGGCCGTACGGCAGTTCGTAGTTTACTTAACGACCGCAAGGCTACAGCGCATCGATATTACCAAGTGACATCTGATGGCAGACGGGTTTTACTGACACACTACAAGTTATGACACCTGAAGAACGAGATCGCCAGGCTATCATCCAGCGCGCAAAAGACATTCTCTGCGAGTACTTTGAATGTGGCGAGATCTTGGTCCAGGCTCAGGACGAGCACGACAACGATAATACGAATCGCTACGAGGCTGGTTGGGGCAACCGTTTCGCTCGTGACCGGCACATTCACCTCATGCACCAAGAACGTGTGCTAGAGCATTCTTGGTCAGAAGAGTGTGATGATGAGGATGATGACGATGATGAAGAAGAATCTTCAAAAAAGTAGTTGCGCGTAGAAAAGCGACGTGTAGTTTGCTCGTCATTCAGCAGATGGTCTGCTGATGAAACTTAACAAAAATGAAAGTAGCAACAATCGCAGATCTTGCTAACCTTGCTGACGGATCCGTCATCGGGGAGATGCGAGTGACAATTAAGACGGTCTACCCTCCCCGCACTGGGCAGGGCAAATTCGGTGAATGGCGCGTACAGAACTGCGTCATTCAGGATAGTACAGGTGAGGCTAAGGCTTCATTTTGGATTCCTGACGAAATGGGCGACCTGAAGGGGCAAATGGTGACTCTGAAGTCACAGCCCGGGAAGAAGGGGCTCGATGGTCTGTCGGTTAAGACTAGCACACATTCTGGCGAGAATGAGTTGAAGGTCACCGACAAAGCCGCGATTATCGATGACGCCAGCGGTGCGTCACCAGTGGCAGGCCCACGCAAGCCGGTGCAGGCATCTGCGCCTGTCTCAATCACGGTGGCTGACGCCAAGCGGGCGCTGTTCCAGGCGGCACAGCTTATGGCTGAGGCTATTAGGGCTGCTGAGTGGGTTGGTAAGGAAGTGAAGGCCATCAGTGTAGAGCATCTTCAGGCTATCGCTACGTCACTGTTCATCTCTGCCGACCGAGCAGGGTATGCTAAGGCGTTCCCATCTGCGCAGGTTAAGCAGGCTAAAGAAGAGCCAACCGTTGAACTAGAGGAGGACGATCTCAAATGGTAAAAGCTAAAGACATTGCTGCAATGGCAAATGTATCGCTTCAGACAGTGCTGAAGTGGGCGCGTGAAGGTAAGATTCCTCACCACCGTATCAGCTCACGCTGCCTGCGGTTTAGCATTGAGGAAGTCAACCATTGGCTAAAGCTTAAGCGCGATGCCCAAAATAAACAGCAGAGCCAAGGGGTGTAGAGGCGAGCGCATGTGGCGCGACGAACTCCGGGCTGCTGGTTTCACCGCAAGGCGGGGCCAGCAGTTCGCCGGAGGGACGGACTCGCCAGATGTGATCTGCGAGGAGCTTAAGAACCTTCACCAAGAAGTAAAGTTTGTTGAGAACCTTAACCTCATCAAGGCTACTGAGCAGGCAGAACGCGACGGCGCTGGCAAGCCGTGGATCGTTGCTCACAAGAAAAACCGCACACCCTGGCTAGTCACGATGAACGCTGAGTTGTTCTTTAGGCTGCTCAGGGATGGCATGGATACTTTTGCAACACTCTCGGACGCGAGATCGGGAACGCCGCCAAGAGTCAATGGGCGTGACACTGGGAGAGACTAGGTAACTTCTGCACACAGCAGGGGTGCGACTGTACAACGCACACATTTACTAAATGAAAATCTGTCGAATCTGTAAGGAGGAGAAACCGCTGGCGGCATTTGTGAAGTATGCAAGGATGCCAGATGGACTAGAAACTCGCTGTAGGGAATGCAATCGTGCAAGGATCAGAAAAATCCGTGATAATAATCCAGGTTATAACAAAGAACACACCAAGAAGTTTAGGCTGCAAAATCCTGAAAAGCTAAAGGCGCACAGAGCCATTGAATGGGCCATACGATCTGGAGCTATAGTCAGAATGCCGTGTGTTGTCTGTGGTGATTCTAAGTCCGAGAGTCATCATGAAGACTACAGCAGACAGTTGGATGTCATTTGGTTTTGCCGGAGACATCATGCGGAACATCACGAAAAACTAAGAGCAAACAAAATATGAACATCAGCATCAATATAACATACAAATCCGGGACAAAAGTCGAGCTGGTCGTCCCTCTTGAGGAGCCATGCCAGATCGTTAGCGAGCCAGAGTCACCTGTGCCAGTACAGCCTGCACAGGACTTGGCAGACGCAATCGCAGGCATACCTGTGCTTACAGACGAGGAGCGTGAACTACTCAAGCCATCTGGCAGGCGATACTCTTCTGTCAGCGAGATGGTCGACGAGCTTAAGCAAGACCCTGAGTCAGGCAAGACGATGAGCCTGTACGACATCACCTACGTCACCCAGGACGGTAAGCAGTGGAAAGTGCCACCGGGTTTGATGAAGGACTTGATTATCATTTACGGCGAGAAGACCGTCGAGCAGGAGCTTTGGAAGGCCCACGCTTGGCTCGAAGCTGACCCTGCACGCCGCAAGACACAGCGCGGCATGGGACGCTACCTTAACGGCTGGCTCAGTCGTGCATCGTCGATGGTACGTACACCAATCAAAACCTTACTTAAGCGTGACAGCTTAATGGCTACTAATGGAACAACACAAGAAAGCTGGTAGACGTAGGCCGGTCGAGCTGCCGGCAGACACGGTAGTACCAACCGCGAGCGAGGCTGAGCGTGGGATTGCGTCGATTGCGCTCAATCATCCTGAGGTCTTTTTGCACCACATTAGCGAGAAGAACTTTAAGATTGGTGACATCTTCGATGCCCTAAGTCACCGGGTATGCGAGATTGTTCTTCAACAGCAGAGCCGCAATGCTTCGTCAGAAATAAGAGTAGTTTTTGAGAAGGTGCGCGAGACTTTACCTAGCACAGAATTTCACCAGTTGAGCGATCTTTACACGCTCATGCCGATTGCGTCAGCCATTGGTGACCTGATCGAGATCGTCAAATCTACCGCCAAGCGACGCACTTTGCAGCATGTGGCTTACGAAACGTTGCTATCAATTGCTGACTCGACGTTGCAGACGCCGGAGTTGCTAAGCGACGTCGTGATGAAAGTTGAGGCACTTTCTCGTGAACTTGCTCCGCCAAAAGTGATGGACACTAAGGCACTCTTACTCAACGCACTTAACCGCTACGAGACGGGAGATGACGAGTCGATGCGGATCAAGACTGGCTATTCTGCTATCGACAACATCTGCCCGATACGCTTTGGTGACTTTGTTGTCATCGGTGGTGAAACCAAGTCCGGCAAAACCATGCTGGCACTCAACATAATTGCAAACCTAATAAATGAATAAGCTTATAAACCTTACACCTCACGACATAGTCATCACTGGCTATGGCATCGTGGAACCTAGCGGCTCTTCCGTGAAAGTGCATAGTCACCTGTCCAAGGTGGACGACATCGACGGTGTACCCATCATGTGCTGCAAAGACGCAAAGGTGAGTAACCTTCCCGATCCAATTGCAGGGGTGCTGTACATCGTTCCAGGCTATGTGCGCACTGCACTGCCGCATCGGACGGACTTAGCGTCACCAACTAAACTTATACGCGACGGAGCTGGTAGGATCGTTGGCTGCGGTGCGCTTGAAATTAATCCCTAAACATGAAAACAGAACTATTACAAAACCTAGAAATGACAACGTACCGTGCCATGCACGGATTATCAAAACATAGCCTCGATGCTTTTGCAGTCTGCCCGAGCTACTACAAATGGAAAGAGCGTCAAGAGTGGAAGCCCAGCCGCGAGATGGAGCTTGGCACACTCGTCCACAGCTTGGCGCTGGAGGGCCGCTGTGAGTATGCCATTGCTCCAGCGTGCGATCGCCGCACCAAGGAAGGCAAGCTGACGTGGGAGAACTTCTGCCAAGAGAACATTGGCAAGGTCATCCTAAACGAGGACGAAGGTGCGCGTGTAGAAGGAGCCTGCGCGGCAGTGGAGCCGTTGCTCCAGATGGTGACAGCCAACAAGATCATCGAAGCGTCTATGTTTTGGGAGCGTGACGGTGTGCAGTGTAAGGGTCGCCCTGACATGATCACGGAGATCAAAGGTCGTCCAGCAATCGTGGATCTTAAGACGACGAGCGACTGGTCTAAGTTTGACCACAAGTTCTTTGGCTTTGGCTACGATAAGCAAGCTGCTTGGTACACCTACGGGCTGGAGCAGATCACCGGCCAAGAGGACATCGACTTCTACTTTCTGGTGGTGGACATGCAGGCACCGCACTTGAGCCAGTGGGTGAAGGCATCTACGGAGCTTATCAACATTGCCAACGATCAACTCGATGTGACGCTGGCGCAGTATAAGTTGTGCCTTGACCAGGATGTGTGGCCCGGTCCACCAACGATGCGCGTGATGCTGCCACGTAGATGGGAGGAAGCATGAGCGACGACGAGATTAATGTGGCCGTGGCTGACGCAATGGGCTGGCGCAAGGAAGACGGCGTCTATGTGTGGACGGCCAACGGGATTGACTGCACCTGCGACGAGTTGTGGGGCTGGGCAAATGACCTTAACGCCATGCATCTGGCGGAGAAAATGCTCTCTGTTGATCAAATTGCGATGTACTTTTGGCGGTTGTGCGATGCTAGCAAAAAAGACAATCCATTCATGGCAATAGCTCGCGAACGCGCAGAGGCATTTCTGCGGACGCTAGGCAAATGGGAGGAGGCGCAACCATGAGCGACTGGGTACTCATCCGCCGCACTAACGTGTTGCAAAACGTGGAGCTGCCGCGTCCCAAGAAGACGCAGGACATCATTGCGACTGGCGAAAAGGCTGCGCTGGGCTCTAAGATGGAGGCGCTTATGCTGTTGCCAGAGAATCAATCGACGGATCTGATCGAAGTGAAGTATGCGCTGGAGCCGTACACCGGGCAGCACTCACACACTTCGGCAAGGCCTGGGAATGGAACACGATGAACAAAGGAATCCTCGTCATCTCGCTTGAGATGCCAGCGAACCAGATCATCGACCGGCTCGTCGCTAGGCTAGGCAGCGTTAGCCTGCGTACTCTCGCTGAGGGAGCAAAGAATGAGCGTGACATTAGAGGTGTCCACAGTGCCATCCAGAAGCTCAATAGCAGCCGCTTGGTAATACGAGACGACCTGTACGACATCGCGAACATTTGCGCCACGGCACGAGCTATGGCGAAGTCGCCGGATGGGCTAGGCGTGCTGTTCGTAGACTATATCCAGCTTGTACGCTGCGACCTTGGCAAGGACTCTAGTCGTGAGCGCGAGGTGGCTGAGGTTAGCCGGAGTCTGCGGCTACTTGGCATCGAATTAGGTTGCTTAGTCATCTCGATTACGCAACTAAATGAGCAGGGCAAAGCTCGCGAAAGCCGCGCAATCGGGCAAGACGCTACAGCCGTAATGGTTGTGAAGCTATCCGACGACGTGGAGTTTCGCGAGATTGGCATACCTATCCAACGCAACGGCCCGTGTGGCGTGAGCACAAACTTACGCTTTACAGGTAAAACAGCAACATTCCACAATGAATAAACACTACCAAAGTTACATGAAGATCGACCCTGACAACACGAACAAAGCACTGCCCTATCTCTGGGCATTTGCGACACTTGCAGTCCTTGATGGATTAGCTATCGCCTACTTTGCGCAGGAGCTATGGGAAGCCATTCTCTTGTTCATCCTATTCTGGGCTAGCGCATTGTTCGCCGTATCAGCCATGCAAGAATACAACGGAGGTCGCAAATGGTAAGCACAGGATACCCAGGTGACAGCGACCCAAGAGACGAGCATCCAGTTTGCTGCGAGTGCCGGGAAGATTTAAGTCAAGACTTTTGGGGAGACTGGTTCTGCCCAGAGTGCGATGCAAAGAAGAGTCAAAAAAATGAAGAATCCGCCTAAAATTCAGGTTGCTATTGTGGTGCTCAGTCTCATAGCGTTGGCACTGGGCTACATCTTAGACAAAGAATGAACGCCTTAATCGACAATCTCATGGAGCGTATCCATGTGTTAACGCAACAAAATAAAGAACTAAAAAATGAAAATCAGAAGCAAAAAGAGACAATCGAACGGATGGGTAGCGCGACTGCGCAAAGTGGATCCACGGGAATGGCAAAGCCGGATCATGGAGTTGCCGGTCAAGATACAGGTATTTGTGGCGCAGGTTGTATGGTGGGACTACTTCGCCGACAAGATGGTGCCGGACCGCTGGCCGGAGATGGACATGTGGCTCCGCGCACATCCTAGCACTTTTCGCAAGGAAATGTGGCCCTCAAACGAGGAGATGGTCGATGCGCTGATCAGCATCGGATACGAGGACAAGACGGCCCTACGTCGGATGGGCGTTAACCAGAACACAAAATGGCACAAATACAATTAAGGCAATACATGGACGCACACAATCGTCAGGCCTCACTGATCGGCAACCTAAAGGCTGAGCTTATCATGTACAAGCACCTTGCAATGCAGGCGTCGTCTGCTATCGAGCAGCTCAAGCACTGCCTGCTCAAGCACTACGACGCTCACTCAGCATTCCCCAATGATCGGGCTGCACTGCTCGATGCTGATCTTGTGTTGGCTGAGGCGTATAAGCTGACGCAGAGGGAGGGCAAATGAGCGACAGCCCGCCAACGCGCAGAGGCATTTCTGCGGACGCTAGGCAAGTGGGAGGAGGCGCAGAAGTGAGTAAGGCTATACTTGTAGCCGTCCTTATTGTGATGGGTTACTTTGGAGTTAAATGGAAAGTCGCGTGGATACGGTCAATCACATGTCAATGCCAGTGCCAGAAGGAGGTGCAGAAGTGAAAACTGTTCCATTAACCAGAAGTTGTTTTGTATCGCTGCCAGACGCAATGGATCAAGAGATTGTGGTTGAAGGCAAGATTTGGAGGTTTGATTTTAGCGAACACTTAGGCCCAATTTGGATGAACAAAGACGGCAC